CCAAAGGCGACAAAATTGGTACTGGTTCTACTCCGGGAGTTGGAGTTGTTGTTACAGGATCAGACTACTTTGCTGTGGCTTTGGAAGCAGATTCAAGAATCACAGTTACAACTGTTGAGTGCTTTATCAAGTAATCCAAAATGACCAATAATCTAAAATCATTCAGGGACACTTTAACCCAACTAAATACTTTTAACAGGAAATAAATTATGACAGTAGGTGCTCAAATAACAGCAGAACGTTACAACTTAATTCAAAACAAAGTGGCCACAGTACTGGGTCAAGGCACTGGAGACAGTGGTTATGGACAAACAGTTGTTAGTTCTAACGTGGCAGTATCACAATTGATTGAAGACAATCATTTGAATGATTTGCGTTTGGATATTAGAAAAGCCCACATACATCAAACAGGATCTTATCCCACTTTAGGAACAGTAAACACTACTGTGACTGTGGATGATAACAACAGTGGAGCAGGCACAGGATATGTTCAATTTGAAACTCTTGCAGACACAATCACCACAAACAGAAACACTTCAAACGCAGGAAGATTTGCTATCAATTCCACCAGTTCTACCTACACAAGAACGCCCGTATGGAATGGATTGCGTACAGGAACATTCACAGTGACATTTGCCAGCGTTAATGCTAAAAGATATTATTTCAACACAGGCAGTGCTGTGCAAATCTCAATGAATATTTCAGGCAGTGCTGCCAGCAAAGTAACTGAATGGAATGCTTTATTTTCAGGCATGGGCACATTGTCATTCAGTAATTCTTCAACCAAAACAGGTGCATCAGGCACATTAAATTCCATCAACGCTTTAAATTTAACCACAGCAGATCAAACGATCTACACATCCAGCAATCCACTAGCACCTTATGCTGCCAACTATTTCACAGTGAGTGCAAAATTCACAGACATTAGTGAAATGGCCATTCAATTCACCATTAACCTGCGTGATGACGCAGCAGGAAACGTGGACGAAGATGTGGATGGCAGTTTGACCATAACTGTTTCGGACAAAAGACCAGACAGTGCATTGACTGATGGATTGACCATTGTGGCTCCCGCTTTTGGTAGCATGGGCAGCAACATTACTACTGCTTAATTTTACCAATTCCTAATACCACCTAACTGTTCATATCTAAATACAATCATAATCCATATTTGTTGACTTTTAGCTAGAAATAACATATAATTCTAGTAAGGATTATTATAAAATTTATGATTAAAAATCTTAACGTTGTTGCTGAATTATTAATAGTTACTGATGCAATGTCCAGTTTTAACAATCAATTAAAAATATTGAAGAATAAATTTTTGGACAGCAATATTGCTTTTGTAGAAGGACATCAGTTCACAATAACATCTGCACTGATATCACATTGTGATATTTTGATTGCTGCTGAAAGAACTCAAGATGTGATACTATTGGATGATTATCAAAATCCTGTATTGATTAAAAATCTTGTAGATTTTAAAGATAACATTATAGATTTGTATCAAAGCAATTTGAATTCATATTATACTGAATACAATGAATTGTTAAAAACCAAAGGTGAAGTCAAGGACAATGCATGAAAAAAGGTATAATAATTTATGCTCATAACAATAGCAGCATTGACTATGTCAAGCAGGCCATATTCTGCACTCAACAAATTAGAAAACATTTAAAACTTCCAGTAACACTGATCACTTCCAATCAGGAACATCTTGAAAAAAATTATAAAAAACAAGCAATAATTTTTGATAAAATTATCTCTGTGCCTGATTACAGCACTGCTCAACAAAAAACTTTTTATGATGGGCAAAACAAGCATGTCACAGATCAATGGAAAAACCATTTGCGTTCCACTGCTTATGAGTTAAGCCCTTATGATGAAACGCTTGTGATGGATTCAGATTATATTGTTTGTAATAATAATTTGTCTAAATGTTTCAAATCCAACGAAGATTTTCTTATACACAAAAAATCCATTTATATCAATTATTCCAGTAAATCAGAGTCTAAGTTAAAAACTATCAGTGATACAGGTGTTGATATGTATTGGGCCACTGTGTTCTATTTTAAAAAGACCACGAGAGTTAAAAAACTATTTGAACTAATACAGCATATCAAAGATGATTGGCAATTTTATAGATTCAGTTATCAAATAGTGGACACGTCATTTAGAAACGATTTTGCTTACAGCATAGCCATACATATGATAAATGGATTTCAACAAGGAGTATGGCCTTATTCATTGCCAGACAGTTTGTATCATATTACTGATAGAGATCTAGTAAATTCTTTTAATAAAGAAGTTTGGAATTTTTCTCTAGCTATTGATAACAATCAGTACATGCCTATGAGTGTTAAAGGTATCAATATACACATCATGAATAAATTTGCACTGGATAAAATTATAGACAAAGGATTAAATCGTGTTAGAATCTAAAGGATATTGTATATTTGCACAAAAAAATAATCAAGTGGATTATGTGCGTCAAGCATACGCATTGGCTTTGAGTATAAAAACACACATGCCTCTCAGTCAAGTGTGTTTAATTACCAATGTGAATGTGCCTGCTTATATGAAAAAATTATTTGATTATATCGTGGATATACCAGGAGATGATGATGCAGTAAATTCTGAATGGAAAATAGAAAATAGATATAAAATTTATCAAGCCACACCATATGAACATTCAATCATATTGGATGCTGACATGCTGATATGCAGTGATATCAGTCATTGGTGGGATTTTTTAAAGAATTTTGATCTATTTTTTACCACACAAGTAAGAACATACAGAAATGAAATTGCTAATTCCACTTATTATCGTAAAACTTTTAAAAATAATCAATTGCCTAATTTATATTGTGGCATGCATTACTATAAAAAATGTCGAAACAATGGAGATTTTTTAGGATTATTAAAACAAATAGTTTTGAATTACAAATTATTCTATGAAAAATACACACCCAACAACACACAAACTTGGTGCAGTATGGATGTGAGTGTGGCCATAGCAAGTAAATTATTAGGCATAACTGAAAAAATTACCAGCAAAGTACCTTATATTGGATTCACACATATGAAACCACACAGTCAAGGGTGGGAACATACACCAGATCACTGGATGGAAAAAGTTAACATATATTATGATTCAAAAAAAAGAATAAAACTGGGTAACTTTTTACAGCAAGGTATATTGCATTATGTGGAACCTGAATTTTTAAGTGAACAATTAATGAATCAATTGGAAAAAAACTACAATGGATAATCAAAAATTTAGATATTTAAAATTTGATAAGTTTACCGGAGAAATTCAATCCTGTCAGGGAGGTTATATTGCTGATGGGTTGGCTATCAATGAGGAATTAGGCATAGACTTTGTTACTGGTAAAGAAGTTATGAGCAATTACAAAGTGATTTTTGTTGATAATGCTTACAAGTTAATTAAAAAATATGTGATACAAAAAGATTCTTACAACAACACACAATCAAACGATACTGTTATTAATAAAAATATTTATAAAATCACAACAGCAGTCAACGATAATAATTGTATTTCAATTAGATTGAATAAAAAAGAAAAAAATTTAATGTTTTCAGTAACAGAACAGTTTAAAGATAGTATGAAAGATTATTTTATAAAAAATTCTTCTAAAGATCACTATTTTTTTGCTACTAAAAAGAACGATGGTAGTATATTAGATAATATATTTGTTATTGATATGAAAGAATTACTAGAACAAGGAATCATAAATGTAAGTTATGACCCAAAACACAGCGTGGACCTGTATTGTCGTAAAACATTTGATTACAAATATGAGGAAATCAATGAATAAAATTGCTATCAAAGATTGTGATATCATATTTTTAAGTTATGATGAGCCCAATGCTGATAAAAATTATGCTGATTTAAAAAAGAAAATGCCATGGGCCAAACGAGTGCATGGTATATTTGGGTCAGACACAGCTCATAAAGCCTGTGCTGCACTGTCTGACACAGAATATTTTGTTACTGTGGATGGTGATACTCAATTGGATGAAAAATTTATTAATTTAGTGATTGATTTGGACAGCATGGGCATGGATAATTCATATATTTTTAGTTGGTGTGGACACATTGATTTAAATGGATTAAAATATGGCAATGGCAGTATTAAATTATGGACCAGAACATTTGTTAATGAGATGAAAACTCATGAAAACTATCAAGGCAAAGACAGAAATTTAATTGAGTTTTGTTATTTTGACAAATTATTTCAGTTTAATGAAAATTATTCCACCAGTTACATCAATAGTACTCCCAAACAAGCATGGAGAGCAGGATTCCGTGAAGGTGTAAAAATGAGTATTGCTAAAGACAGCAGAGTAAAAGACTATAAAACACTGTGGTGGCAAAATTATCATAGATTAATCATATGGATGACAGTGGGTATGGATGTGAAGAATGGCATTTGGGCCATTGCTGGTGCTAGAGAAGGTTGTTACAGAACCATATGTACTGATTGGAATATTAGTTTGACTAGAGATTTCAAATATCTGGATCAGACTTGGTCGGATTTTAGTCAACAGATATCTCAAAATCAAGAAAAATGTCTTGAAAGAATAAAAGATCTTGGTAAAGAAATACTTAAAAAACAATCAATGGAATTGCCTGTTGAACCTTTGAATGCTGAGCAGAGTAAATTTTTTAAAAAGGTGTATATTAATTCGCCTAGAGTGTTAAGAAAGACCATATGATGTACGATATATTTTTTATAAGTTATAATGAACCCAATGCAGATCAAAATTACTCTCTATTGAAACAAAGATTTCCATTGGCTCAAAGAGTTCACGGCATAAAAGGCATTCAACAAGCACATATCAGAGCTGCCACATTGAGTTTGACCAAAATGTTTTGGGTGGTAGACGGTGATGCAGTGATTGAAGACGATTTTATGTTTGATTTCCAAGTGGATCCTAATGAATTAAATGCTGTGCATGTGTGGAGAAGCCGAAATCCCATCAATGAACTGGAGTATGGTTATGGCGGAGTAAAATTACTGCCCAAAAGACTCACGATGAACATGGATCCCAATAGAATAGACATGACCACCAGCATATCTAATAGGTTTAGAGCTATGCATGAAGTATCCAACACCACTGTGTTCAATACAGATCCATTCAACACATGGAAAAGTGCTTTTAGAGAGTGTGTCAAGCTCAGCAGCAAGGTAATCGATCGTCAGGTGGACAAAGAAACTGAAAAAAGATTATTGATTTGGTGCACAGTGGGAGATGATAAACCATGCGGAGAGTATGCCATTGCTGGAGCACTGGCAGGCAGAGTGTACGGCACGGACAACCAAGGTAATTCAGATGCTTTGAGAATGATCAATAACTTTGAATGGTTAAAATTAGTATTTGTGGGACAATTTCCACACATGGAGAAAAAAATATTATGATAGATACCAACATTCCATTTGATAAAATTGTAAACTTTGGTCAACGCACCATGTTGAACAGTAAATTGTTTTCTGTGAGTTGGATCTTGGCTCGTTTTTGCAACTATGATTGTTCTTACTGCTGGCCTTATGCCAAAAGCAAACAGAAAGATCACAGACCATTGTCAGTTTACACAGGAGTGGTGGATGAAATCAAACGACAGGCCAGACAGAATGGATTCACAGACTATCATTTCAGTTTTTCAGGTGGAGAACCCACTGCCTACAAAGATTTTTTACAATTGGTACAGCATTATAGTGCTGATACTGCTCCAGAATATCAAAGTATTCACATGACCACCAACCTAAGTCCTTCAGAAAAGTGGTGGGAAAGATGGTTGGAAGCCACAAAAACATTGAACCGCAGAAGTATCACTGCCAGCTTTCATGCTGAATTCGCTGATGAACAAAAATTTGGAGATAAAATATTACTGTTGATGAAGAATAATGTGTTTGTCACAATTAATCAAGTGATGGTGCCTGATAGATTTGCTGAATACTATGATAGATGTGCAAGATTCCACTCCAGAGGTATCAATGTTACACTGAAACCACAGAGTGATCCCACAGCAAGTTTTGTTATTGAAGGTTATACTCGAGATCAACTGAACACTTTACAAACAGGATTTCCTCAACGCATACAAGAAGGTGAAAATTACAAAGATTTATTTCAAATTGAGATGATGGATGCTCAAGGCAACAAGTATTACATGGATCAAGCAGAGAGATTCAATGCTTTTGGCTTCAATAAATTCAAAGGATGGCACTGTAATGCTGGATATCAGAGTTGTGTCATTAGAGAACCAAACGGAGAAGTCAAAAGAAGTTACAGTTGTCATGATCAACCACTGGGTAACATAGAACAGGGATTCAAATTGTTTGATAAACCAAAAGTTTGTATAACTCCCACTTGTGTGAGTTCAGCAGATTCAAAAATACCCAAGGCTCGACATGTATAGATACCAAGATATAAAGGATATTCATTTGGAAATCACCAGCAAGTGTCAAGCCAAATGTCCCATGTGTCCTAGAAGAATCAGTGGAGGACCAATAAATCCATTTATCAAATTGGACGAAATAACTTTAGGTGTATTCAAACAATGGTTTGAACCAAACTTCATAAAACAATTGGACAGTTTATTCATGTGTGGTAATTTGGGAGATCCTATCATATCCAAAGACACATTGGAAATATATCAGTACTTGCGTGAACTAAATCCCAACATTAGATTGGCCATGCACACCAACGGCAGTGCTAGAGATACAGAATGGTGGCAAAGATTGGCTCAATTGAAAGTAAAAGTGACATTTGGCATTGATGGTTTAGCAGATACCCATCATCTTTATAGGATCAGCACAGATTTCAATAAAATAATTGAAAATGCTCAAGCATTTATTTCAGCAGGTGGAGTGGCCAAATGGCACATGTTGGTGTTTGCTCACAATGAACATCAAATTGAACAGTGTAGAACAATGTCCAAAGACATGGGCTTTGTGGATTTTTCAATCAAACACACTTCTAGATTCAAGCAGGATTATTTACAAGTGATTGATGACTTGGGTAGACCCACACACAGAATCAAACCCACTCAAACCAGTTTGGATATGATTCCGTTGTCTGAAGCAGCACAAAAAGAAGTCAAACCACACATTGTTTGTAAAGCACAGAAATATAAACAGTTGTATGTGAGTGCTTGTGGTAATGTGTCACCTTGTTGTTGGTTGGATATGGAATGGATACCACCCATGCAAGAATCCAGAGTAGATTATATGGAAAAAATTTCAGAATTTCCCAATCTTCATCGCGAAACATTGAAAGAAATATTTGATAATGGATTTTTTTCAAAAATAGAAACACAATGGAGCACAGTGGGATTGAAAGAATGCACCAAACAATGTGGGTCATTTGATAAACTAGGAGCACAATTTGTTGAAAATTAATATACAAGACGTTTTATTTTGGATGGATGCTATCAGACAATCTGATGACAGATATCGTACATTGGAAAGTTTCTGGAAAGGTCA